ACGGGGCAGTGGTTAACCACTTCTTGACAGACTCAGACGCATTCTTCATCAAAACTGATGCTCCAAATGGTTTCAAATTGTTCAACCGTTCGCCTATTAAAACGGCGATGGAAGGCGATTTTGATACGGGTAACATGCGCTTTAAGGCGCGTGAGCGTTATTCTTTCGGTGTATCCGATTGGCGTAGCGTGTACGGAACTCCCGGCGCAGCATAAGAACAGAACCTCATTCTGTACTGCAAGGAGGGGCCTCTTTCGAGGCCCCTTTCTTTTTTGCCAAACCTAGAGTATACTTCTTTAAGGGTTAACATATTAGCTTTGTAGACAGGTTCTGCCCTCCTGACGTTGCATAGACTACGAAGCGAATCCTTATGCAAAAAGGTGCTTATAATGGCTTCTACTACTTTTTCAGGTCCAGTGACCTCAACAAACGGTTTTGTTGGCGACATCCAAGTTCCAACTTACACTGTTGCAAATGCCCCATCCGCTTCTGATGCAGGCGCGGGCACTTTGGTATATGTTTCTAACGGCGCTGCGGGCGCTGCAATCTTGGCTTTTTCTAACGGCACTGATTGGAAGCGGTCTGATACAGGCGCTACAATCGCAGCCGCGTAAGGGGTCGGTCATGAGTAGGTTTACAACCGCTTCGGCCGAAGAACTAGCACGTCGGGGGTTAAACTCCGACGGCACACCTATAAAGGTGGAAAAAGTTCGAGCCCGAAAGAAAAATGGCACACTTAAAGCAGACGACCCTTCTACGCCCAATGTAAACGAGGCATGGGAAGATAAACCTGCAAAGAAAAAGGGTTAACAAATGGCTGGTTCTGATATTCGAACAAAACGTTTGGCTGCGACGGGTTCTGCTGCGGTTGGTCCCGCACGTATTCGTCAAATTCAAATAAAAACAACCACGGGCTCTCCTCGCCTAACGGTTACCGACGGCAACGGGGGTGCAACTGTTTTGGACATGGATTTAAATGCTTCTGATACGCACTCCGTCAACATTCCGGACGAAGGTATTCGTGTAACCGATATTTACATATCGTTGTTCACGGCCTGTACGTCTGCAACGGTGTTTTACAGCTAAAGGCGTGAATCATGGCTACAACAAAAGACGTAACTAGAACACCGTCTGGCCGTATAAAATACCGCGGGGAGTCTTTTTCGGGTTTTAACAAGCCTAAAAGGACTCCTAACGCGTCTAAAAAGAGCGCCGTCCTAGCTAAAAAAGGCTCTGAGATTAAACTGGTCCGGTTCGGGGACCCTAAGATGTCCATCAAAAAAGACCAACCCGGCCGTCGTAAAAACTTTCGAGCCCGTCATTCGTGTGATACGGCAAAAGACAAGTTCAGCGCCCGATACTGGTCCTGCAAAGCGTGGTGAAGTAGAAATGAACCTTTCCTTTTTCGGCAACCCTAAAGAGGCAAGCATTGTATCCGAGTTAATGCAGTGGTCCGAAGAAGTTTTAGAAAAAAGCAACCCGTATTTTAACGACCTTCCGCCGTGTCCTTATGCAAAACAAGCGTGGCTGGACGAAAAAGTTGCTGTACTTTTTAAATACGAAAGTAGTAACCAAGTTTTGTACCGCACTGTTTCTAGCTTTGATGACAATTTTGAATTAGCCATCATTGTAGACTTAACGGTTGAAACGGCCCCGGAAGCTTTCCATGAATATTTGGACGATTTGAACACAGTGATTTCTGAGGGGATGTTTATTGATAAAGACATCTGGGTTATGGGTTTTCACCCAGAAGACGACGCGAGCGACTTTGTAGCGGACATTGAGTTCGACGCTACCGTGGAAGAAGCTTATTCCTTGATTTTTGTGCAACGGTTGTCAAAACTGCAAGAAGCGGCAGACAAGTTGTCAAAAAAGGGCTACTATGATACTTATGACGCAGAATATAATGCTCGCGAAATCTATGCAAAGCGGGAAAACCTTTATAGGGGGCTAAAAAATGGCGATGAAACCTAAGAAAATGCGCGGTGGCGGCATGGTTAAGAAAATGCGTGGCGGCGGCATGGTTAAGAAAATGCGTGGCGGCGGTATGGTCAAGAAATTTGGCAGCGGCGGTAAAGTCGGCAACAAAAGCTGTGTAGTAAGGAATGCCTGATGGGAAAGAAGCCCGGTTTATACTCGAACATTCAAGCTAAACGAACCCGCATTGCTGCGGGTTCGGGCGAGAAGATGCGAAAACCCGGCGCAAAGGGCGCTCCAACGGCAAAAGCGTTCAAGCTGTCGGCTAAAACCGCAAAGACGAATAGGAAACGGTAATGACTACCTCTAATAGCAAAGATTTTGATTTAGACGTAGCTGAGTACGTTGAAGAAGCTTTTGAGCGTTGCGGCTTAGAGGTACGAACCGGTTATGACCTAAAGACGGCCAAAAGGTCGTTAAATCTTATGCTTGCGGATTGGGCTAACCGTGGTTTGAACCAATGGACCATTAAGCAGCGGACCGTAGCAATGGTTGTTGGTGATGGTTCTTATGAACTAGGCAATGACGTTATTGACGTATTGTCTGTCATTGTTCAACGCGACGGGACAGATTATTCTTTGGACCGTCTAAGCCGTGATGGGTTTCTTACAATCCCAAACAAAGCTACTCAAGGCCGCGTAAATCAGTTTTTCTTAGACCGGCAAGTTACGCCGGTTTTAAACTTGTGGCCTGTTCCGGACAATGCCACGGATGTTGTGTATTATGACGCTTTGACCCGTATGGATGATGCGGACATATACACCAACACCATGGACCTTCCGTTTAGGTTTTATCCGTGTTTGGCGGCGGGATTGGCTTATTATATCGCTTTAAAGCGGGCTCCTAACCGTGTTCAAATGCTGAAAGCAGTATATGAAGAAGAGTTTGACCGCGCAGCCACAGAAGATCGGGATCGTTCGTCGTTTAACGTCGTTCCTAATTATCAATATTACAGGGTGGGCTAATGTCTAAGTTTGCATCCGGTAAAAATTCATGGGCTATATCGGACCGATCCGGGCAACGGTATCGGTATCGACTTATGCGCAAAGAATGGAACGGGTTGCTAGTTGGCCCGGACGAATTTGAGCCTAAACAGCCCCAATTAGGGCCTTTTCGTAAAGTTTCAGACCCCGAAGCGTTACAGAACGCTCGCCCTGACCGGGTAGAGCCCATGGACGTTTATGTTGGTGTGCCTTTGGTAGAAAACCCCGCCCTCCGGCCCGCAACGGGCTTTGGACAGGTTGGATCAGTGACGGTGGTGACATGAGCTTTACATATGCACAATTAAAACAGGCTATTCAGGACTATACTGAGAACGAAGAAACCACTTTCGTCAACAATTTGCCTCTTTTTATCACGCAGGCGGAAGAACGGATTCTTAAAAACGTTCAATTAAGCCTGTTTAAAAAGAATGTGAGCGGATCAATGTCCGCTTCTAACAAATATTTGGCTTGTCCTAGTGATTATTTGGCTTCTTTTTCGCTTTCTTTTATAGATGCGAGCGGAGACCATGTGTTTTTGGACTTTAAAGACGTGGATTTTGTCCAATCTTTTAATCCGGACGCGACGACGACGGGCAGCCCTCGTTATTATGCTGTTTTTGACGTAGATAACTTTGTTTTGGGCCCTACCCCAGACGCTTCTTCGGCCGTAGAACTACATTACTTTTACCGGCCTGCTAGTTTGACGGCTGGCGCGGAAGATGGGACCACGTGGCTTAGTGAAAACGCGGAAATAGCTTTGTTGTACGGCAGCTTGATGGAAGCTTACATCTTTATGAAGGGTGAGGCTGATATGATGGCTATGTACGAAAAAAGATTTGCCGAAGCCGTATCTGGCATGAAAATGCTTGGCGAAAGTAAAGAAGTAACAGATGAATATCGGACTGGTATGTTAATTAGGCCGAAACAATGAAACTTGAACTTGTAAACGATAAGGAGACTTAGGCATGGCCTTTACAGGAAATTTCATGTGTACGAGCTTCAAGAAAGAGCTTCTTGAGGCCGTGCATAACTTTCTATTAAGCGGTGGAGACACCTTTAAGATTGCTTTGTATGACAACAACGCGTCCTTTACGGCGGCAACTGCTGCCTATACCACCTCTAACGAAATAACAGGGACAGGTTATGTAGCTGGCGGCAATACGCTAACGCGGATTGATCCAACAAGCTCTGGAACTACGGCTTTCACTGATTTTGCAGACACAACATGGGCGTCTTCAACGATTACGGCCCGTGGTGCGCTGATCTACAATGAATCAGCGGCGGGTGATCCAGCGGTGGTTATTTTGGACTTTGGTTCAGACAAGACATCTACGAGTGGTGACTTTACTGTCGTATTCCCAACAGCGGATGCTTCTAACGCGATCCTTCGGATAGCCTAATGACTGACGTTATCGTCCCCTTTTCCGGCTGGGGACGGGGGACGTGGGGTCAACTCGCCTTTGGCGAAGACTCTATTACGAACGCGGGTGCAGCCGGACAGATTGGCTCTGTAACAATCGTTGCAGATTCTAATGTAACTGTTTCTGGCCTTGCGGCCACAGGCTCTGTTGGTGGCGTAACTGTTGTCGCAGAGGCAAACGTGAATGTTACAGGATCGGAGGCTGTAGGCTCTCCGGGTTCGGTCACAATCACCGCGGAGGCTGTTGTTACCCCTACTGGGGTGGCTGGCACTGGCAATGTAGGCTCTGTAGTCGTTACGGCGGACTCAAATACATCAGTTACTGGCCTTGAGGCAACATCCTCTGTCGGTGCAGTCACGACCACAGCAGATTCTAATGTAACTGTTTCTGGCCTTGCGGCCACAGGCTCGACAGATGAGGTTACAGTTACAGGCACGGCCACAGTAACAATATCGACTGGAGTATCAGGCACAGGCCAAGTTGGCGATGTAGAAACCACCGCAAATGCGGTTGTGCTTGTAACTGGCGTATCCGCTACAGGAGAAGTTTCTTCTGTCCTCGTCTGGGGGAGGATTGTCCCAGATCAAAATCCGGGTTATACTCCCGAGATACCATCTTCCACCCCTGCTTGGAGTGACGAAACACCGTCCCAAACTCCAAACTGGGATGACATAGCAGCATAGGATTAAAACATGCCTAGTACATATACATTAAATAACGGGATCGAACTCATCGGCACAGGCGAACAGTCTGGCACGTGGGGCGCTACCACAAACACAAACTTTGATCTTGTAGATACCGCGCTCGACGGTCAGGTGTCTATTGCACTTGCTGCCGCGGGAAACTCCGGATCACCGAACAACCTTCCGGTTAGTGACGGTTCAGCCTCAAATGGCCGTAATCGCATGGTTATGTTCACCGATGGCGGCGATCTGGGAGCAACGGCATACGTTCAGTTGACGCCGAATGACTCTGAGAAGATCATTTATGTGCGCAACAGCCTGTCGGGCTCTCGCAGCATAATCCTTTTTCAAGGCACTTATAACGCCTCCAATGACTACGAAGTACCCGCTGGCACTACTGCGGTTGTTTACTTCGATGGCGCTGGTTCTGGTGCGGTAGCTGCGAACGTGT